GTGAAAGTCACGCGGCCGCGAAACGGTACGAGGGGACGGGCTGACGCGCGGCGTCAAGAAATCCTAGAAAAGACGGGGGTTTTGCGCCGATGACCACCGGAAGGAAACCGACACCCACGGCATTGAAGGTGCTGCGGGGAAATCCGGGCAAGCGCCCGCTGAACCGCGACGAGCCCGCCGCCGAGCTCCACAGCGGAAAGTGTCCGCGCTGGCTGCCCGCGGGGGCGCCTCGGGAGGTGTGGCGGCGCCTGGCCCCCAGGCTGGTCCGCTCCCGCGTGCTGACGGTGCTGGACGAGGAAAGCCTGGCGGCGGCGTGCTGCCAGGTGGCGGACTTCTACCAGGCCCGGAGCTCGGTGGACCCGCGCCTGGTGCAGGCCCTGGCCAAGGCCCTGCTGGACTCCACCGACCGGCGCGAGGCCGAGGGCCTACTGCGCCGCCTGCTGGGCCTCGTGGAGGCCCAGGCCAAGGCCGCCACGGCCGCCGGGCGGGCCGCCCAGGCCGCCCTCGCGGAACACGGCCTCACGCCCTCGGCGCGCTCGCGGGTGAAGGTGCAGGCGCCGCCGGAGGTGGACGAGCTCGACCTGTTGCTGGGGGGGAAGAGCTCGTGAAGGCCAGCGACGGCCACACGCTGCGCGTGGAGTCCGGCACCTGGGATGCCCTGGTCATCCGCGTGGCCCAGGCCGAAACGGCGCTGGACCGCCTCGAGCAGGCGGCCGCGGCCGTGCTCCGCGCCTGGGCCGAGGGCGACGTGGCGAGCTCGAGGCCGTCCGTGCTCGTGGAGCTCCGCGAGGCCGTGGAGGCGTGCGCGCCCTGTCACGAGCCCGTCCGTGGTGACACACCCAGGTGACGCCCTGGGACCGATACATCGCCGGCGTGGTGTCGGGCGAGCTCGTGGTGGGCGAGCTCGTGCGCCGCGCTGTCGCGCGCCACCAGGACGACCTCGAGCACGGCGGCGCGCGCGGCCTGCACTTCGACGCGGACGAGGCCCACCGCGCGGTGGGCTTTTTCGAACTATGCAAACAGACCAAGGGCCGTTTCGCCGGACAGCCGCTCCACCTGGAGGACTGGCAAGCGTTCATCGTCGCCAGCCTGTTCGGGTGGAAACGCGCGGACGGCTTCCGCCGCTTCCGCCTGGCGTACATCGAAGTGGCCAAGAAAAACGGCAAGAGCACGCTGGCCGGCGGCCTGGCGCTGAAATTCCTGGTGGCCGACGGCGAGCCCGGCGCCGAAGTCTACGCGGCCGCCACGTCGCGCGAGCAGGCGCGGATTGTGTACGAGGCCGCCGAGCAAATGGCGAAACGCTCCGGCCCCATTTCGCGCCGCGTGACCACCTACCGCCACAGCCTCGTGGTGCCGGGCACGGCCTCGCGGATGCTGCCGCTGTCCGCGGACGCGGGCCTGGTGGACGGCTTGAATATCCACGCCGCCATCGCGGACGAACTACATTGGTGGGCGGACCAAACCTTTTTCGAAGTCATTGAACAGAGCATGGCCGCGCGCTCGCAACCGATGCTAGTCGGCATCACCACCGCCGGCGAAGAGCTCGAGGGCGTGTGTGGCCGGCTGCACGACTACACGGACCAGGTGGTGCGCGGCGCCGTCCAGGATGACGCGCTGTTCGGCTACATCGCCTCGCTGGACGAGGGCGACGACTGGACGAGCCCGGCCACGTGGGTGAAGGCCAACCCCAACCTGGGCGTGTCCATCGACCTGGCCGAGCTCACCGAGAAAATCACCCGCGCCCAGCAGGAACCGGCGCGCCAAAACGGCGTCCGCCGGCTGCGCCTCAACCAGTGGGTGGCGGCCAGCGTCCGCTACATCGACCTGGACACGTGGGACGCGGGCGCCGGCGAGCTCCGGCCCCTCGAGCTCGAGGCCGCGTGTGCCGGGCGGCGCTGCTACGCGGGCCTGGACCTGGCCAAGTCCATCGACCTGACGGCCCTGGTGCTGGTGTTCCCGCCGGAGGATGACAGCGGCGTGATGGACGTGGTGTGTCGGTTTTGGATGCCCGAGGAAATCGCACGGAGCCCGGAGAAACAGCGCCGCGACCGGCAGCCGTATGGGGCCTACGCGGACGCGGGCCTGCTGCGCCTCACGCCCGGAAACACCACGGACTACCATTTCGTGCGCCGCGAGCTCGTGGAGCTCGCCGGCCGCTTCGAAATCCAACAGGTGGGCTATGACCGCATGTTTGCCGCCGAGCTCGTCCAGGATTTGCAGGAACAGGACGGCCTCGCCCTGGTGCCCATCGGCCAGGGCTTCATTTCGATGGCGGCGCCCACGCTCGAGCTTGACAGCCTGGTGCGCGGCCGCCGGCTGCGCCACGGCGGCCACCCCATCCTGCGGTGGCACGCGGACAACCTGGTGGTGGTGGAGGATGACGCCGGCAACCGGAAACCCTCGCGGAAGAAATCGCGCCAGAAAATCGACGGCATGGTGGCCCTCGTGATGGCCCTGGACCGCGCGCTCCGAAACGAGGGCAGCCCGGACTCGACCAGCATCTACGGCGCGGGCGCCGGCCTGGCGCTGCTGTGAGGCCGGACGCCCAGCGGCGGCCCGCGCGTTTCCTACGCTGGGCCTGGGGCTTGCGCGTGGAGGTGCTGTCGGATTTACTGATTGTCGGGGGGGCTGCCGCCATGCTCCACGGCTTGGCCCTGGTCCACGTTCCTACCGCGTGGTGTGTCGCCGGCCTGCTGGCCGGTGCAGCCGGATGGCGGCTGGGACAGCGCGCGACGTGATTACCCGCGCGCTCGAGCGCCGAAAACTACCGGCCGACGGCGCCCACCTGGGGTGGGGCCGCATCCTGGGCGCGTGGCCCACGCGCCAATCCCTCACCGGACAGGACGTTTCCGAGGCCACCGCGCTGTCGCTGTCCACCGTGTTCGCGGCCGTGCGCCTGCTGTCCTTCATCATCGCATCGCTGCCGCTCCACCTGTTCCAACGCGTGGGCGAGCAGGACTCCAAACGCGTGCGCACCCACCCGCTGGCGGACGTGCTCGGCACGCTGGCCAATCCGCGCTCCACCGCGTTTCAGGTGCGGGCCTTCATGCACTCCAGCGTGTTCCTGCGCGGCAACGCCCTGGCCGTCAAGGACACCAACAGCCGACAGGAAACGGTGGGCCTGTACCCGATCCGCTGGGACCAGGTGACGCCGGGCCGCGACCGGAGCTCGCGCCAAATGGTTTTCGAGTGGCACCCCACCGGCGGCGAGGGCCAGGCGTTCCTCGAGTCCGAAGTGTGGCACCCCATCGGGCTATCCCAGGACGGCGTGCTGGGCCTGTCGCCGGTGCTGGCCTCGCGCGAAACGTTCGGCCAGGCCCTCGCGCAGCTGGAATACAGCAGCCGCTTTTTCGCCAATGATGCGACGCCGCGCGGCGTGCTCATGCACGAGGGCACGCTGGGCGGCAAGCCCGAGGAAAGGGACGCGGCCATCGCGCGGCTACGCGGCCAGTGGTCCGAAGTCCACCAGGGCGGCGAGGGAAGCCACCGCATCGCCGTGTTGGAAGAGGGCATGAAATTTGAGGGCATTTCGCTGAACCCCAGCGAAACCCAGCTACTCGAGACGCGCCGTTTCACGCGCGAGGAAATCGCCACCCTGTTCGGACTGCCGCCGCACCTGGTGGGCGCCCTCGAGCGCGCGACGTTTTCGAACATCGAACAGCAAAGCCTCGAGTTTTTGATTTACCACCTCACGCCGGTGTTGGTGTCCCTCGAGCAAACGATGGGCCGCGACCTGTTGACCGAGGGCGAGCGCGCGCGCGGCTTCTACCTGAAACACCAAACGGCGGGCCTGCTGCGCGGCGACTCGACCACGCGCGCAAACTTCTACCGCACGGCCATCACCACCGGATGGATGACGCGAAACGAGGCCCGCGTACTCGAGGAAATGCGCCGCGAGGATGGCCTGGACGAGTTTCTGGTGCCGCTGAACATGGCCACCGAGGGCAGCGGCGGCGACGGCTTCACGCCCGGAAATCCGCTGCGCCCGATGATGCGACCCGGCACGCCCACGCCGGAGCCCCAGCCGGATGATGCGGCGCTCCCGCCGGCGCGCGCGCTCCCTGCGCCGCGCCTCGTGCGCGCCCGCGAGGCGCCCAGCCGGCCCGAGCTCGCGCGCGTGTTCATCCCGCTGCTCGAGGACACGTTTGGCAAGGTGGTGGAAACGGAAATCCGCCAGCTATCGAAAAAGCTAGGACTGCACCTGGACCAGCGCAGCGCGGACACGCTCCAGCTGGACCTAGAGGACTTCTACGCGTTGGGCGGCCCGTTCCACGAGTCCCTACTGCGCCGCATCACGCCGCCGCTCGAGGCCCTGGCCCGCGTGTCCTTTGACCGCGCCGCGGCCGAAACGCCGGACGCGCCCAACACCAACGGCCTCGAGACTTTCGTGGCCGCGCTCATTTCCGCGACGGCTGACCGCTACACCATCGCGTCGCGCAAGGGCCTGGTGTCGCTGGTCCAGGGCGAAGAGGACCAGCTGGCCGCGGACCTGGTGCGCGCGCTGTTTGACAAGTGGAAGAGCGAGCGGCCCGGGCGCATCGCCGCGCGCGAGTCCGTGCAGACCAGCCGGGCCACCGCCGTGGAGGCGTTCCGCCGGGCCGGCGTGCAGACCAAGCGTTGGGTGACGCGCGGCGAGGACTGCGAGTTTTGCGCCGCGCTGGACGGCGAAGTGGTGGGCGTGTCGGGCGTGTTCCTCGAGCCTGGCCAAACGCTGACGGGCCGCGAGGGCGGCGTGTTCCAGGCGCGAGGCCGTATCGGCCACGCGCCGCTGCACCGCGGCTGCGACTGCGACGTGGTGCCGGTGTAGGGGGTCGCGATGCGTTACGAGCTCGACCGATTGGACCACGACCGGCGCGCCCTCGCGCTCGAGGTGCGCCTGGACGAGGACTCCGGCCCGCCCCGCATCCGCGGCTACGCGGCCGTGTTCAACCAAGAAACCACGCTGTTCGAGGGGTACCGCGAGGTGATCCGCCCGGGCGCGTTCAAGGCCAGCCTCGAGCGCGGCGAGGCGGACGGCTCGGCCCAAAAGGCCCTGTGGAATCACGACCCGGGCGCGCCGCTGGCCAGCGTCCGCGGGCGCCCGCCGCTGCGGCTGTGGGAGGACGAGCACGGCCTGGGCTTTGAATTCGAGGCCAACCTGCACACCAGCCAGGGCCGGGACATGGTGGCCATGCTGCGCGCCGGCCTGGTGGAGGGGGCTAGCTTCGGCTTCCGCGCCGTGGACGCGCCCGAGCTCGCCCGCAACACCGGCCAGGGCGTGGAAATCCTGCGCGAGCTCCGGGCCGTGGACCTGTTCGAAGTCTCGCCGGTGTCCTTCCCGCAGTATGCGGGCACCGAGGCCGTGCTGCGCCGCCTCGAGCACCTGGCGGACGTGGACCGCCTGGGCCGCGAGGCGGACCTGGGCTTGACCGCCCTGGACCTACGCTCCATCATGAACCGCGCCCCGGTGGTCTGGTCGCCATCACGCCGACCGGCCCCGAGGCGAGACGCCCGGGCCGCCGAGCTCGAGCGCCAGTAGCCGCAAGGCCCCCACCGCGCGGGCCGTTTCCACTTCGCACCCCAACGTGTGCGCGCCGCTTGGCGCGCGTGGAGGCCCGCATGGACCGCTTGACCGAGCTCCGCACCCGGCGCGACGACTACACCACCAAAATGCGCGCGCTGCTGAAAAAGGCCGAGGACGAGGCCCGCGACCTGACCGAGGACGAGGACACCCAGTGGGGCGAGTGGAAGGCCGAGGCCGACAAGGCCCAGCGCGCCATCGACCGCCTCGAGGCCACGGCCGAGCTCGAGCGCGCCGGCAACCGCGGCACCCGTTCGAACCCGCCGCTGCCGGAGCCCGACCCCAGCGCGGGCCGGGCGCCCGCCGTCCACGTGAAGCCCACCGGCACCTACTCGCTGCTGAACGTGCTGCGCGCGAGCTCGAGCCGGAACCTGCGCGAGGCGGCCTACGAGCAGCGCATTTCGGACATGCTCGTGGAGCTCCACGGCCAGGCCGCGGACGAGCGCGCGTTCCGCATCCCCTACCGCGCCCTGCTGCCGCTGTCGCGCCAGGTGGAGCTCGACAAGGCCGAACCCCTCGAGCGCCAGCTGGAGGCCGGCCTGCGGATGGAGCGCCGCGACCTGGACAGCACCGGAGGCGCCAGCCTCATCGCGGTGGACCAGGCCGCAGAGGACTTCATCGAATTGCTGCGAAACGAGGCGATGGTGGTGCAGGCGGGCGCCCGGATGCTGCCGGGCCTCGTGGGCACGCTGGACATTCCGCGGCAGAACGCGGCCGCCGCCGGTGGGTGGATCGCGACCGAGACGGGCAGCCCTGCCGAGGGCCAGCCGACCACCGACAAAATCACCCTGTCGCCCAAGACGTTCGGCGTGCGCACCGAAATCACCCGCAAGATGCTAAAGCAGGCCACGCCCGCCGCGGAAGAGCTCGTGCGCGAGGATATCCGCCGCGTCATCGGCCTGGCCGTGGACCTGGCGGCCATCTCGGGCTCCGGCGCCGCCGGACAGCCCCAGGGCGTCATCGGCACGTCCGGCGTGGGCGGCGTGGTCCACGGCGGCGCGCTGACGGCGACGCTGGCGAACATCCTGGAGTACGAGTCCGACCTGGGCACGGCCAACGCGCTGAACGGGCGCCTCGGGTGGATGATGCGCCCGGCGGCCCGCGCAGCGTTGAAGGCCACGCCGAAGTCCGCCGGTGTCGCGTCGGGCTTCCTCATGGAAATGGACGGGACCATGAACGGCTACCCGTCCTACGTGACCCAGCAGGCGCCCGCGAGCGCGGCCGCCGGCGCAATCCTGTTCGGCAATTGGGCGGAAATCCTGATCGGCATGTGGGGCGTGCTCGACCTGTTCGGCGACCCCTACACGCTGGGCAACAGCGGCGGCATGGTGGTGCGCGGCTTCCAGGACATCGACATCGGCGTGCGGCACGGGGCCAGTTTCTCGGCCTCGTCGGTTTTCTAGCCGATGGCGAGACGCATCACCGTTCGGTGCACGAGGCCCTACTACGTGAAGGTGGACGGCGAGCTCACGCTGCGCCTGGTGGGCGAGGAAAACGCCGAGCTCGCCGACGACGCGCGGGCCGCGTGCGAGGGGAACAAGGCCGTGCCAGTGGAGCCCGGCCCGTCCACCCTCGAGCGCGACGCCGCGCGGGCCGCTACCGCGGACAAGCGCCGGAAGGCCGACGAGGCCGAGGCCGCCGCGGCCTCGAGCTCCACGCCGCCGGCGCCCAAGGCTGGGGGACGCGCCTAGCATAGGGGGCCAGCGTGGGGGACCGCGTACCGATTGGGCCGTTCACCGGCCTAGCGTCGGGGCTGGTCGGTGTGGACCTCATCCTGGCCAGCCTCGGCAAGGCCGGGACCGTCACGCGTGTGTGGCTGGCGCGCTCCGGCGCGGGCGCCGGCGTGGTGACGGCCGACGTGCGCAACGCCACCGGCGGCGGGGGCTCCGGCCTGTCGGCCGCGTTCGGTGGTGGCGACCTGGAGGCCACGGCCACCGGCACGCTCGCGGTGGCCGCCGGCGAGTCCATCTACCTGCGCGTGACCGCCGCGGACGCCATCACCCAGGACTTGCGCGGCTGGTTTGAGGTGGAGGGCGCCGCCGGCGTGGTCGGCACCGCGCTGACCACGCTGGCGCGCGTCAAACAGCACCTGGGCATCGCCGACTCGTCCAAGGATGCCCTGCTGTCGGACGTAATCGCCGGCGTGTCGGCGCGGATGCAGGCGGAAATGGGCCGCACCATCACGGAGCGCGCCATCGTGGGCGAGCTCCACGACGGGCCGCGAGGGGACACCCTCTACCTGGACGAGTACCCGGTGGACTCGGCCACCGTGGTGCTGAACCTGAACGGCACGCTGGTGGACTCGACCACCTACGCCGTGGAGGAATACCTGGGCGGCCTGGTCGCCGTGGACGAGGGCGAGGCCGGCGCCTGGGAACGCGGACGGCTGAACTACTCGGTGGACTACACCGCGGGCTACGCCACCGTGCCCGAGGACTTGGCCCTGGCCGCCACGCGCCAGGCGGCGTTTGTCGCGCTCGAGGCGTTGAACCGGGACCGGCTGGGCTCGCGCTCCACGGTGCTGGACTCCGGCGGCTCGAGCGAGTTTGTCACCACGGAATGGCTGGCCGGCGTGCTCGCCACGCTGCGCATCTACAAGGCCCGGAGGTACCGCTAGTGAACCGTCGAACCCTCGCCCTCATCGCCGGCGTGCTGCTGCTGGCGCTGTCGCCCTCGAGCTCGAGCGCGCAGCCCACCACGTGGACCTCGCTGGGCCACTTCGAAACCATCCTGCCGCTGGCTGAACGCACGGCCACCACGGACTCGGCCTGGTATCTGAACACGAACAAGTCCGCCTACCTGATCCTGCGCGTCACGGCCGTGACGGCCACGCCGTCCATCACCCTCACGTGGCGCGTGTGGGACCCCACGTCCGGCGCCACCCAGGGCCGCCAGGTGGTCGAGAACAGCGGCGCCGTCACGACGGCCAACAGCTACGTGTACGCGGCCCAGCGCGGCGGGTGCTCGGACTCGGCGCTGTCCAAATGCTGGACCGTTCCGATCCCGGTGGGGCCGGTACAATTCCGTGTCAACCACGCGGACGCGGACGCCATCACCTACGCGCTCTATTTCTACGGGGGCAATTGATGACGGTGGTGGTGCGCGCCAGCGTGAAGGGCCTGGCCGAGCTCGAGCGCGGATTTGGCGACCTGGCCAAGGGCCGCTACCGCACGCGCGCCCTGGACGCGTCCGCCAAGCGCGTGGTGAAGGTGGCCCAGCGTGACCGCTTCCGTCACAGCGGCGGCGCGCCCGTGCGCGGCATCCTGACCAGCCGGCGCGGCAAGGCCGGGCTCGAGGGCTCCGTCCGCATCGAACAGGCCACGCGCCGCAACCCCACCCTGCGCCGCGTCATCTTCGGCAAGGGCGGCCGCCACGGCCCGCTCCACGAGCTCGGCACCAAGCGCCTGCCCAAGCGCCCGGTGCTCACGCCCGCGCTGGGCATCGCCGAGCCGGAGTTTCGGGGCATCTTCGAAACGGAAATCCGGGCCGAGCTCCGAAACCTGGGGCTGGCGTGAGCACGCTGGCCGCCATCCTGGACGGGCTCGAGGCCGCCGCCTCGAGCGCGGTGGCGGGCCTCACCGTGTCGCGGCAGCCGCAACCGAAAACCGCCCTGGCCGCGGACTCGCTGCCGCACCTGGTGGTTCAGGGCACGGACTACTCGTCCACCCTCACCGACTACGCCGGCGAAACCTGGACCTGGGCCGTAGCGGCCACGCTCCACCGCGAGGGCGACGCGCCGCTGGACCCCAGCGCGGACGGCGTGCGCGAAACCCTGGCGCTGGACCTGGAGGCCATCCGGGCCGCCGTGAAGGCCGACCCCACCCTGGGCGGCGCGTGTGAGGCGGCCCACCTGGCCACCGCCAGCATCGACACGGCGCCCGACAGCGGGGGGGCCGTGCTGGCCCTGGTGTTCGCCGCCGAGGGCACGCTGTGAGCTCGGAAACCATCCGCCAGGCCGCCGTCACGGCCGCGCTGGCCGCGACCAGCGCCAGCCTCGAGCTCGCGGACTACACGGCGCGCTGGGCTGGCCCAGGCGCCGGCATCACGGCCCTGGCCTCACGGGCGGACGTGGTGTCATGGGATTTGGCGTCTGACGCCAACCAGGCGCACGCTGTGGCGCGGGTGGAGCTCGCGATGGTGCACCGCCTCACGAGCTCGAGCGAAACGGCCTACGAGGCCACCAAGAGCGCGGACCAGGCCGCCCTCATG